CTGTAATTATCACCAGCAGTCATTTCTACATGATAATAATTTGCAAGATCCTGTACTATAGACTCTGGAGCTGTAAACATTACTCCTTTTGGATAAATGAAAACCTGCTCGTTTATTCCATACTCATGAACTGCCTGTCCCTTTTCTAGTGGATTTCGCATAATCATGAATGAAACAAGAGGCTGCTTCATCAATTCGTCTATAACAGCTGGGAAAATTGTCCCCCTTGCATACTTGAGGATTTCTTGTCTTTTAACAAGCTCCTGCTCTTTAGCCAACTCTTCCGCACCTCTGTCTACTACGACAGCTTTTACTTCTGAGTTTTTCTCTTCTTTTGACATATTAATATATGAATTAAATTATGTACTCTTTAATATAACACAAAGGGGAGACCGTTTGTATAGTCTCCCCAAAATGTGTTTCTAAGCCGTTATTATTTAACAACAACGAGCTCTTTTACCAGAGTAAGCAACTCTTCTGCTACCAAAGGAGAGACCTTGATTACCTCGTAAGGATCTAAGGACTTAGAGCTTTCCCCTAATTTAACTACAACATCGTAGTCACTCTCGTTTCTAAGCATTACAAATTCGCTTACCATTACCTTTTTAGCTTTACCCATAATATCAAAAAACTAAATTTATGATACTGCTGGATTGGTCGCAAGACCGATTAGGTTCTCAGTCTCAGTCTCCTGTTTCATGAAGATTGTACCGTCACCAGTAGCGTCTGCTACATCGTCTGCACCAACTACTAAGAAGTCTCCAGTTACAACAATTTTTCTTGCTGTTGTGTCTGTAATATTAGAGTCTATTGCTTGTGTTAAGCTAGTACCACTATTTACAATTACACAATCTTTCAACCACAAGAACCTATCAACACCTACTGCGTCAACCTTTATTGCTACTGGGTTTGCGTCTCCTGCATAACTTGCAAATAGACATCCTTCAAACTTGTTCCTTGCGGATTCAGTTGAAGTAAACTCTACTGCTACGTTAGCGCCAGTTCTTGCAATTGTGTCGTTTCCGAATACACAATTTTTGAAAAGGTTTTCAGCTGCACCTGCAAATGTAATACCTCTAGAAGCTGCGTCTGCACCTTCAGTTGCATGATTTGCGAATGCAAAGTGTACGTTCTCAAACACGTTTCTATCTCCCGTCAAAGCCATGAGTACATGGTTGTCTGCTCCACCTCTACCATATGAAAAGTAAAGATTTTTAAAGACACAACCAGTTGCGCTGACTGTGATCATTGGAGAGAAGTTTGCGCTGTGGAATATTCTTGCTCTTTGAGCCATGAATGTATCAGCACATAGACCAATAAAGTGGGTATAATCCTTATCCCAAGTTATTGACTCTGCGATGGACAGAGATGTAGAACCAGCAATATAAATCAACACATCGTGCTGACCTGCTGTCAAAGCCTCCTCAGCAACTTCAAGAGACTTGAAAGCTCTATCAATTGTGAGTCCATCATAGGTATCGTCTCCATTGGTAGGATCTAAGAAATAGATATTTCCTGGTGTGACAATTCCCATTTTTTGAAGCATGTTTATAAGGTTTTGATTGTATAAACCTGCTCTATTTAAGTAATCACTCATTTTAATAATATATTAAAATTAACCATAGCCACTTACGGTGGCTAATCGGCTACATTAAGCAGCTATTGCACTCTCAAGTCTAACCATCCAAAGCTGTTGTAATATAATCCCAGCCTTTGAAGCTTTCCAACCAGATGTACCTCTTTGGTTTAGAGGATCAGCAGACCCTGCAGAACCGATAGGTTTAACAATGTTCTCTAGCGCAGCTCCACTTATAGATGTAGAACCGTAAGCGTTCTTACCAAGTATTAATGTAGAGTATACGTCTATAGAACCATTACCCTCACCAGTAAATACTTTCGCATTTGTGGTTTGAATAAATCTGATCTCTTTGTAGTAACCAATCTCACCGTCCATTAAATCAGCCTTTGAAGCATACTTCTCAACAGGAACAAATCCTGTTAACCCAGTAAGTGTGTATGCAACACTTGGGTGTACGATACCAACGTAACATGCGTCCACAGGTCTAGTCTCATATCCAGGATCGCTTGATACCATTGATGTAATCTTTGGTGCATTCTGGTTATGTAAGTATCTGATAGCCTTGTCTAAAGTACCAGTGTCCATGTAATCTGTAGAGATTACAGCACCTCTGGTTGCCCTTGCATTTACCCTTAGAACTGATGTTCCTGCGTTAAGAACATCTCTGATTATTGTGTCTAGTGTCAAACCAGCCTGCTCTCCAAGAAGAACTGCTGTCTCAATCAATAACTGATCAAGATCTGTCAAAAGAACAAAGTCAGATAACGTAACATAGTCTCCATACTGATTAACAGTTGCTGTTATATCTGTATAAGACAAAGAACTCCCGACTGGAGTATTACCCTCACCAAGAGGTGTAGTAGCAGCTGCAAGTGCAGAATATTTTCTGAACTTTACAACGTTAGTAGAGTTGGAAGGTATGTCTTTAATCTGTCCAAACTTGTCGTGTGCAAGTAAAGGAAGAGCCTTCTCTCTTATAACACCGCTATAATAACTAGCGATTGCTGGTACAATTGTTGAAATTGTTTCCATTGTTGTGTATATAAATAAATTAAAAAGCAAAAAGCCGACCTTTCAGACCATTACTGGCCTTTAGTTGTCGGTTTTTCCGTTCACAAGATTTGCTCTTGCTACTTAATCATTATGGATTTTGCAAGAAATGTCAAGACACTCTATATTTCCTTCGGAAAGCGTCTTTTTCTTCAGGTGTTAATTCGTTATAAGGCTTAATCTGGGTTGAACCCTCTTCGGTTTCACGTGCAGTTTGTCCGACTGGCTTGTTAGTTTCCATCTCTTCTTTTTTGTTTTGGAAAAGCTTTGCACCAAGTCTCATAGCATTGTCTACTCCGATGGCAGCCCCAACAATAGACTCAACTTTAACTCCTCTCATTCTTGGCTCTGAGGCAACCTTTCTAATTGTCTCTTTAAACGGCGCTAACTCTGGGTGGCTAACCAAGTAATCAGATAACTCTGCCTGCTGTCTTACTGTCTCTGAAACTATTTGCTCAACAGATTTTTCTGGAGCGAGCGTAACTTTCTTTTCTTTCTCCTCTTCCTGTGGTTTCTCCTCCTCCTTTACCTCTTCTTTTTTTTGCTCTTGGTTTGAGTTCCAAAAAGCTTCATAACCAGTATCTAATTCGTCCTGATTATTCTCAGGAGCATTGTTTTTCTCTTCTTCGTTGTCCATAGGTTTTTCCTATTAAGTTAAATTATTTGTCGTAAGGATCGTTCTCTCCCGAGAGCAAATCCTCCTCAACCAAAAATGATAACATATCTTGTGGCTTTGAAACCATCTCTTCGTAAATCTGTCTTCGTATCTTCATTATATTCTCTTGTTCTATTGTTCTTTCTGGATCTACTGTGTTTATTTCCCTCTGAATTATCTCCATCTTTTCTTTTAAATCATCCACAATTAACAACCAACCCTTATGGGTATCTAATGCCTCCAAAAACATTCTCTTTTCTTTTTTTAATAAGTCTTTCATTATTTGAGTCTGTTACCTAATTTAGCTAATTGCGTTGGAGAAGAGTTCATTCCTCCAGGATTTAAAGTTTTAACCGTATCAGAATCAACCAAAGGAATCCTACTATCCGCACCACCTTCTCTTTCGGGCATTGTTTGTGGGGTTGGTATACCCTGTTGTGTTAGATCAGGCGCTATACCTTCCTGTGTTGCCATAGACTTAGCAACGAGCAAAGTCTTCTTGTGAGCCTCAACATGTGCAAAGGTTGCGTCTGTTTGGTTTGCTTCTCCGTGAACTTTAATGTGTGCTCTATGATCATCCTTCTCGGAAATTACTGGAAGCCTATTAAGATTGAGCATTTCATTTTCCCTCTTAGCAATCATTTCGTCCAAAGATAGCGGGAACATTTGTTTTGTAACTCCATCATCAATACCAGCCAAGCTAAACAAATGTTTAACTCCTGGTTTTAGGTCTGCGTCTGCAATTGAAGCAAGCGTATTCATAACCTGTAAGAACCTACCCATCTCTTTAGCATTCTTTCCTTCTTCTATGTTTCTACTTACTATCTCAACATCCAAGTCTTCAACCGTCTTCAAATCAGTTCCACGAATCTTTCTCCAAGTATCTTCATTTATTCCAGCAACACGAACCATTTTCTCGCTAATACCATCGTTAAAGTTTCTCTTAAGCATATAATAATACTGCTTCCAGAACTCTTTCTCTCCCCACATCAAAGTTTTTGAAGTTAGTCCATACCTGGTGTCTGACTTAGAAGCAACAAGGTTTGTCTCTGAAACAGATCTTTCAACAGAGGAAGGAACACCCTGTTGTATCTCTGGAGTTGCAAGTGCCCTTTGAACTGCACTGTCCATTGAAGCCATCATGGTTTGAAGCAAATACACATTTGGATTTGGTTTGTGAATTGGGGAAATTGCTACTGCAGGATTGTTACTTGGAACTCCAATGTACTGATTAATACCCCATTGCGTTAGTTCCGCTTTGTTTTTAATAGTTAGATTGTCGTAAACAAACCTTCCAAACAAATCGCTCTGGATTGCTTTTAGAGAAATGTTTTGTAATACACTTCTTGCCCTCTGTTTGTCTTCCGTTAAATCTCCAACAGAAACACCAGCAAACTGGTGTGACTGTGGGAATGGCTCTTTAACAGAGTAATCCCAATTATTTCCTTCAATCGTTTCACATGAAAGTAAATGATTTCCCTCGTTTGCAACAATTGCTTTAACTCTTTTCCCGTCAAACCAAGTCTTCCAAACCAACACTTTGTTAAGTGTGTTATCTCCAAAGTCTCCCTCTCTGTTGTCAACATTTTCAGTCCCCTGTGCTAAGTGCCTCGCCTGTGAAGCCATGTTAGGCAGGTCTGTAGAAGTAAACGAAGTTTTTACTTTTTCTGGTTCTGTAAATTTTCTAGACTTGTCGTTAAGTTCTCTTTTGGTCAAATACATTTCCTCTCCCGCAAACCTCATGTTGTCCGTCCATTCCGACTTTGGATCATACAAGAAAGTCATGGGGTCAACAAGTCTTGGTACACCAACCTTTCTCTCTAAATCAAAGTAAGAAAGTTCAACTATTCCATAACCAAAGAAAAGTGCGTCCCACATTTGAAAATAATCAATTCTTTCCTTATCCATTAAATCATAATCATACGCACACAAAAGATTTAAAAGCTTGGCCACTTCTTTATCTCCCTCTTCTCTTGCCTTCCACTTAACAACCATTTGATCATCAACGTATGCTGCCAAAAGAGAGTTCATGTTAGTAAATAAAAGCGGATCTCCTATTGCGTCCACATCCCTTTTCTGGTTATTATAAAGTTTAAGCCTTTTAATCCATGTTTCAATCCTGGGGTTTAAAAAGAATTTAGCGGCTTCTCTTTCCCTTTTTATCTGGCCAAGAAGCTTTGCTCTCTTTTCTTCGTTTAGTTTTAATCTAGCCATAAAACTTAAAAATAAGTTTAATTTGTTTCGTGAGGAACAACTACTGTTGCCCCTGGTAATTTCATACCACCCTCTTGAGTTAATAACTCAGATCTCTCTATTATAACCTGATATGGTTCACTTGTGGATTGGTAATCACTTTTTCTTTTCTTAACACGAACAACTTTGTCGTCTTGTGCCTGAAGCTTCACTTCTCCAAACTCTACTTGTCTTAAAATACGAATTAAGTCTGCCTCATAAAGACTTAGCTCAACCATGACTTTAGTTATTCTAGTTTCCATCATAATATCATATTACACATTTTAATCTACTAATCAAAGGGGTCTAAAATATTGCTTCTATTAACACCTTCATACACTGGTTCTTGTGGTTCGGGTATATAAAACGTTGGCTCTATAAACAGAAGCCTTCCAAGATCTTCTATCAAATGGTCATCCTTGTCTACTGGTTTGTCTTTGGGATCTTTTGCCTCTTTTGTTTTACCCTTCCACTCGTCATAAACATACCTGTCCATTTCCCAAATTAATCTCTCACAGGTAGAAAAGACAAACAACTCTGGGTACTGCTCTATCTTGCCGCCTACCTCTACAAATTCCAGTGCTTTTTGTATTCTCTGAATACATGCAGTTCGCTCTTTTGAACCAGACTCATAGTACAGTCCGTGGTTTTGTTGGAGTCTCATTTTAAGAGAAGTCATCCCCACCGCTTGTTCACTAATGTCGGCGGCTGGTTCTATAATACTCCTTCCCATTCTATACTTTTCATTTTTAGCTCTTACCATCATAGCAAGTTCGCTTTCTGTTAAGTTCTTCCAAAGTTCGTCCACAACATATTTTCTACCATACCCATCCACTGCCAACCAAAGACCAGCGTAGGGGGTATTAAGGTGGGTGTCTAGTGCGTGATAAACAACATAGTCTGCGTTTCTAATTTCGAACGGGGGTATCACGTGAATCTTTTTGTTCCACTTCTTAAACACAAGACCAACCAAGTGAGCGAATTTACCATGGACTCTTGCCTGTCTTTCGTCCTCGGATATTTCCGCAATCATTCTCTCAATATCGGCGTGTTTAAGGTGTCCACGAGTACCATGCTCAATACAAGCGCACTCCATGTCCGCCTCAACAACAGCAATCTTTCTTTCTATATTGTCATAATTAAAGGAATCTAGCATTAGGATCACTTAAAAATTTATCATACATCCAAGCACTCCCAATAAGCGGAGTTGCCGTATAAAGTATCTTACCACCAGTTCTCAAACGAAATACGTTAGCCTCGTAAACCACTTTAGAAGATGGCTCGTCAAACCAAACCAAACCCAGGTCAGACCCTTCAAACTCTGCAGGAGACTGCTCATAGGTCATAAAGTTACCTTCCCAACCTGTGTCTGTAGTGATGTGGCTTTCGTATTGCTTTCCGTCTTTAGTTAGCTTGTAAGCATTAGCTGCAAACTGTCCACTTGGAAATATGGCTTTCATTTTAGGAATAATATTATCAGCAATACCTGTTGGTGTTGATATGATTCTAAACTTCTTAAGATACGGCCACTCTAAGAAAAGCTTACTTTGAAAGTAAGGATTGTCAGTTGGCCAAAACAAATTAGCCAAAAGATTAAGTACACCGTAAGACTTTCCAATACCATTGGCTGCACTAAGATAGGTTACGAAGTATTCGTCACTGCCAAACGCTTTAATAAAAGTCTCAAGCCTTTCGTTAGGAACATAGTTTCTGTGTACCTGTTGTAACTTCTCAAGCTTTGCTGCTTTAAGAAGCCTTAGTTTCTCCTGGTCCGTCATTACCTCTTGCCTTAATTTTAATTACCTCCCAGTAACTACTTGTTGCCTGCTGTGCCAACATCTCCTTAAGTTCTTTCCACTTAGATA